TCTGCGGCCGGGTGTGTCTCCCCGGGTTCCTGTTTCGCGAGTTTCTTCAACTCAAGGGAGGCCCTGAGGACGAGGCGCGGCAGGACGTCGACGCCTGGGCCCTGGCCATTATGCAGGGACTCTCCGATACCGAGTCCTTCGGCGATCCGATCAAGTTCTGGCGAGCCCGCTGGGAGCAGCGGTTTCCGACGCGGCGCGCCGAACCCGAACTGAACACCGACCGCATGCTGGCCAACCTCAAAAAGCGGGGTGTCCTGTGACGCCGAGCGACCTGCCGTCGTTCAAGGATGCACTCCACCGGCTGGGCCGCGTGATGGGCCGGGCCGTGACTGAAGACCTGGTGGAGGATTACTTCCAGGACCTCAAAGAGTTCGAATGGCCGCTTGTCGAGACGGCGCTGGCGGAGGTGCGCAAGACCTCGCGCTTCTGGCCGCGGCCGAGCGCGATCCGTGCAGTGTGCCTTCGTGCGCCGGGCGCCGAACCGACCACGGCGCTCCCACCGTGGGTGAATCACACCGCCGAGCGGTACTACTGCGATACGTGCCAGGACACGGGCTTCGAACGCGGCCTGGAGTGTGACGGCGCAGGCGGCTGCCACGTGGGGCACTGTGGGCGCGAGGGGTATCTGAATCATCCCCATGGCTACACGCGCGCCTGCTCGTGTCGCGCGACGAATCCGATTCTCGTGCGGGACCGCGAGCGGGTGCGCCAGCGGAACCAAGCCAACCGGGAGGCGTCGGTATGACGCTCGTGCTCACGATCCTGCGCGCGACGCCGAGTCTCAATAACTTCGCGAACCTGCGCCGGCAGCCCTGGCGGTATCCCGAGATTCGGCGCATCTGGTCGCGTGCCATCAGGGACGCGCTCCTCGAGGCTCGAATCGCCGAGCGCCGACCCCTGCCGTGGCCCAGACCGCCACACGAGCGCGTCCACGTGCGCGTGACACGCTACGCGCCTGAGCACCAGTGGCTTGACCAGGACAACCTCGCCGGCGGGCTGAAGCCCCTCCTGGATGCGCTGAAGGCGCACGAACTCATCGCGGACGACACCACTAAGGCCATCGACCTCGAGCCGCGCCAGGAGGTCAGCCCGTTCACGCAACCAACCAGGTGGACCGAGATCCACCTCAGCCTCGACCCGCCGCTGCTACGCGCGGAAGGGGCGTCAACTACGAAAGGCGGCGCAGTAATGACTTGCTTGAGTAGGACGGGCGGTGAGTGATGGCCGATTCAGTGGGTCTGGCGTTTCCCAGAGAAGTGGCGCGGTGCATGAAATTGCTGCGGGTTTACGAGGAGCTCGGCCCCATCGGCGCGTTCGGCCACACCATGATCCGGGGCGTGGTCGCCGAAGCAACGCGCGCGTGGGAGTCGGGAGATCCAGTTCTCATCATCAAGGCGTTTGACGCTATGCGTGGTTGTTCGTGAGCGGACGATGAACGAGCCAAAGCTCACCGCGCCGAAACTGACGGCCTACGGATTGCCCGAGCGGAAGGAGCCACTCACGACCGGCTACGTGATGACCGCGGCCAAGCCCGGTGAGCCCGGCCGCGATCCGACGAATGGACGTCTCTACGTCAAGGCCGCGGATGGCAGTCTACGACGGGCGCAACTCACGCAGGATGCGGAAGGGCACTCGGCGCTCATGACGAAACCGCGCGAGCAACGAGTGAAGCGACGGGAGCAGCGAGCGAAGCGACGGGGCCGACGACGATGATCACGAGAGGACACCCCCCCCGCCCGTTAGGTTCTTCCGGGCTGAGCGCCGTGCGGGCAAACGGGCGCGTAGTTTTCGCGCTTTTCTTGGGGCTCCCATGGGGATAAGAGCTACGCCGGCGCACTGGCCGCCCCCAGGCGAGGCGATCGGGAAGCCGATCGGGTTGGGGTATGGCCAGCACGGCGCGGCGCGTAACGAGGCGCCAGCGCGACATATCACTTGAGCGGATGATAGGACCAGCGATGGCGGCGAGGAAGCAACCGAAGGCGAAGCGACCGAAGCCACGGACGGCCGCTCGGCGCGTGCGTGCGAAGAAAGTGCGCGACGTCGCCAGCCCTTCCTCGACCCTGACGCGGCGCCAGCTTGCGGCCAAGCTGCATGTCCACATGCAGACCGTCACCCGGTGGGAGCAGGATGGCCTGCCCCTCGCGTTTCGTGGCCATCGCGGGGTCTGTTCCCGGTATCGCGAGGTGGAGGTGCGCGCCTGGCTGCAGACGCGTGATGAAGCGGCGCGTGCCCCCGGGGCCCCACAACATTTTCTGCAGGCGCGCGCCACGAAGGAGCAGTGGCAAGCCCGGCTCGCTGAACAGCAGCACAAGCTGCGGTCGGGAGATCTCCTCCCGCGCGAGGAGGTCGAGCGTGTATGGGGCGCAGAAGTCGCCGCGGTGCGCTCGCTGATTCTTTCGAGTTACGTGACCCACGCAGACCGAGTCCATCGCGCGTCGACGCTTGAGGGGCTCGCGGGGGTGGAGCGCGAATTGAAAGACCTGGCGCATGAGATTCTGCGCGAGCTCGCCGATCCCAATCGCGCGCCATGTGAGGCCGTGGCGTCATGACCCCGACCCCGGCTCGCCACATGCCGTCACCCGTCTTCGTCGTCCTGATGACGATGCGCGCGGGGTACACCCCGCCGCCCGAGTTGACCGTCTCGCAGTTCGCCGATCGCGAACTGATTGTGACGTCGGGGCCGCTCGCGGGCACGCGGTGGCAGACCGCGTTCGCGCCGTACCAGCGCGGCATCATGGACGCGCATCATGAGCCCGGCGTGGAATTCGTCGTGGTGATGGGCAGCGCCCAGTTCGGGAAGACCTCGATTGCGCTCTGCCGGATTGCGTACGTGATTGCGCACGATCCGTCGTCGGTGCTCGTGGTGGAACCGACGGTGAAGCCGATGGCGGAGGACTTTTCGAAGAACCGCCTGCGGCCCCTCATCGACGCGAGTCCCATTTTACGCGAGCTCGTGGGACGTCCCCGGCAGACGGGGTCCTCCAACACCACGCTCTTGATCACGTATCGCGGAGGGCAGGTGGCGCTCGCGGGGGCGAACTCCGCGGCGTCGCTCGCGGCGCGTCCCGTACGGCTGCTCATCCTGGACGAACTCGATCGCTACCCACCCGAGCTGCCCGGCGAGGGCAACACGATCAGCATCGCGATCAAGCGGACGACGACGTACCGCCGCCGCCGGCAGATCTTGCTGCTCTCATCCCCAACGCTCAAGGACGCGCCGATCCACGCGTGGTTCCAACGTGGCGACCAACGACACTACCACGTGCCCTGCCCGGCCTGCGGGGTGATGCAACCACTGACCTGGGCCCAGGTGCGGTGGATACACGACGATCCACAGACCGCGCGGTTGCACTGCAGCGCGTGCGACTACGGCATCGACGACGCGGAGCGTGTCGCGATTCTCGCGCGGGGCGAGTGGCGCCCGTCCTGTCCTGACCGCGCGGATCACGCGATCGTCTCGTTCCATGTGTGGGAGGCCTACTCCCCGCTGTCGTCGCTGCGCGAGATCGTGGCGAGCTTTCTGCGGGCCAGGTCCGCCCAGAAGGCCGGCGACCGTAGCGAGATGCACACCTGGCAGAACACCACGCTCGGGGAACCAATCGAACACGATCAAGGCGATGGCGTCGAACCGCACCTGCTCCTGATTCGCCGAGAGACGTTCGACGCGCTGGCGCCAGGTGGGGTGTGCCTCCTCACGATGGGCGTGGACGTGCAGGACGACCGCCTCGAGGTGCTCGTGATGGGCTGGGGCCCCGGTGAGGAATCTTGGATCGTCGATCGCGACACATTGGGCGGCGACACCTCGCAGCCGGAGCCGTGGACCGCACTCACGGAAGTGCTCGATCGGACCTACCTCCACGCCAGCGGCGTCGCTCTGTCCATTCACGCGACGTGCATCGACTCCGCCGGCCATCGGACGACGATGGTCTACGACTACGCGGCGCGCAAGGCGGCCCGGCGCGTGTATGCCGTCATCGGTCGAGACGGGCAGCGGCCGATCGTGTCGTCACCCTCCCCTCGACGGTGGGGCCGCACGCAACGCCAGGTACCGCTCTACACCATCGGCGTCGACGCGGCGAAGGCACTCTGGATCTCGCGCTTGAATGTCACGGAGAAAGGCCGCGGTTACGTGCACCTGCCGATGGCCGATTGGTGCGACGAAGAACTCGCGGCGCAGTTGACGAGCGAGCGGCTGCTGACGCGGTTTACGAAGGGAGTCCCGACACAGACGTGGAAGAAGATGCGCCCGAGAAACGATGCGCTCGATTGCGCCGTCTACGCGTTGGCGGCGTTGCGCTTGACGCATCCGGACTTGGACGCGCTCGCGGCGCGGATGGGCGGCGGCCCCGTGAAACCTGCGGCGCCGATGGTCAAGAAACCGGGAGGGTGGATTCCCCCGCGGCGCGAGGGCGGCTGGCTGAAAGGACGACGCACGTGAAGACAATGACGCACGCGACCCCCACCTTGACGTTGCGTGAAGCGGCCGACATTATCGGCGTCGACACCGAATTCGTACGCGGCGAGATTGTGGACGGCCGTCTTCTCGCGGCGGTGGAGATTCGTCGTCCCGGTGGCCGCACCTACCGGCGCATCGCGCGCGCGGACTTCCTTGTGTATTGCCGAGCGTGGTGTCCGCGCGTGGCGCGTCAGTTCAGGGAATAGCCGCCAGAGCCGCCAGAGCCGCCAGAGCCTCCAGAGCCGCCAGAGCCGCCAGAGCCTCCAGAGCAACAATTCCCTTACATTTCCCCGACTCGGGCCCTACCGTGTCCACAGCATGGCCTGGACTCAGGCGGACATCGACGCCCTACAGCGCGCGATTGCGGATGGCCGCGGCGTGCGGTCGATCGCGTTCGTCGATGGGCAGTCGGTCACCTTCAATTCACCGGCCGAGATGTTGGAGCTGCTGGCGATCATGCAACAGACCGTCAACAGCAGCACGCGCCAGGGCTATCGCGTGGCCGCCACGAGCAAGGGGGTCTAATGGCGGGCACTTGGTTGGACCGGGCAATCGGCTTCTTGGCGCCCCAGGTGGCCCTCCGGCGTCTCCGGGCCCAGACGGCTCACGCGCTTCTCCAACGACACTACGAAGCCTCAGCTACTGGTCGTCGCACTCAGGGCTGGTATCGCACGACGACCGACGCCAATGCGGCGATCGGGCCGAGTCTGGCGAAACTGCGCGACGCCGCGCGAGACCTCGTACGCAACAACCCGTACGCGGCCTCTGCGCTCGCCACCATTGTCGACCATGCGGTTGGGTGGGGCATCGTCGCGGCCACGAAGCATGACGCGTGGCTGCGCTGGACCGAGAGCACCGCGATCGACGCCGATGGCCGGCACGACCTAGCTGGGCTCGAAAAGCTGGTCCTGCGTACCGTGGTCGAATCGGGCGAGGTCCTGGTGCGCCGGCGCGTGCGTCGCCTCGAGGATGGGTTCCCGCTCCCCTTGCAACTCCAAGTGCTCGAGCCAGACTTCCTCGATACCAACAAGGAAGCCGCGTCGCTGCCGAATGGCGGGCGGATTGTCCAGGGCGTCGAATTCGACGTCTTGGGCAAACGCGCGGCGTACTGGTTGTTTCGCTCCCACCCGGGCTCCGCGTGCTCGATCGTCAGCACAATATTCAGCGGCGCCTCCTCGCGTGTGCCGGCTGAGGACGTGCTGCACATCTTCGAAGCGGGCCGCCCCGGCCAGGTGCGCGGGCCGTCGTGGTTTGCCCCCGTGCTGTTGCGATTCAAGGACTTCGACGAGTTCGAAGACGCGACGTTGATGAAACAGAAGATCGCGGCATGCCTCGCCGTGATCACGAGCGACGTGGACGGGAGCGCGCCGCCCTTGGGTACCGCGGACGATACGGTCACGCCGAGCGTCGATTCCCTCGAACCCGGCATGATCCTGAACGTGCCGCCCGGCCGAGACATCCACGTCGTGACACCGCCTGCTGTCACCGACTATGCGGGGTATTCGAAGACGCTGCTTCGCGCGGTGGCCACGGGGCTTGGGGTCACCTACGAAGATCTCACGGGGGATTACGAGAATCTTCCCTTCAGTGCGGCGCGGATGTCACGTCTCCGGCATCAGGCGCGCGTGGATGATTGGCGGTGGCGGCTGCTGGTCCCTCAATTCTTGAATCCCGTTTGGGCGTGGGCGATGCAAACCGCCACGATCCTCGGGATGCCCGTCTTCGAGACGACCGAGTGGACCGCGCCGCCACTGCCGATGATCGAGCCGGACAAGGAAGGGCTGGCAATCCAGCGCAACATCCGCACGGGGATCACGACGCTCTCGGAAGAGATCCGGGCGCGTGGCTACAACCGCGATCAGTTCCTTGACGAACTGCAGGCCGATTTCGCAGAGCTCGACCGGCGCGGTCTGGTGCTCGATTGCGATCCGCGAAAACTCACGCAAGCTGGGCAGTTTCAGAGCGCTACGGGTGGACAGCCCGCCCTGCCGACAGGAGCCGCACCGTGATCGTCAGCCCCGAGAACCGCGCGGTGTTCACAAACCAACTGATGCACCGTCGCCGCGGCCGCCCGCGCGTCGCCACGCCGATGGTGCGCACGAGCGTGCGCCTGCCTGAGCCGTTGTTCGACGCATGTTGCCACGTGGCGCTGGCGTCAGGACGATCGCTGCCGGAGGTCGTGCGACAGGCCGTCGCCGATCAGGTCGCCCACGGCGTGGGTGAGCATTTTACGTCCCAATCAAATGCGGGCGCACCGCGCCAGTGGTAGGAGTACTCCCTATGAAGCCGACGCCACAAGCCATCACCGTGCCGCCGCTCGATCGCCGTGCGGACGTGGGCGCGATCGACGCCGACAAGCGCACCGTGGACGTAACGTTCTCGACGAAGGCTGGCGGCGACGTGCTGCGCTATGACTGGGACACAGGCAAGCGGTACTGGGAGCGGTTGTCTCTGGACGCGGAACACGTCCGCCTCGACCGCCTGAACCACGGCGCGCCGCTCTTGAACGCCCATAGCGCCTACGAGGTCGGCAACGTCATCGGCGTCGTGGAAGACGACTCCGTGAAGCTGCTCAAGGGCGAGGCCCGCGCGACGGTGCGGTTCTCGAAGCGCGCCGACGTGGAACCGTACTATCAGGATGTCCGCGACAAGATCATCCGCAACGTGAGCGTGGGCTACCGCGTCCATCGGTTTGAAGAGCAGGCGGTTCCCAAGGATGGCTTTCCGATCAGGCTCGCCGTTGACTGGGAGCCCTACGAAATCAGCATGGTCCCAATGGGGGCCGACGTGGGCGCTCGCGTGCGCAGCGTCAAGGACGTGGAAACAAACCCGTGCGTGATTGTGCGACGGGCAGAGGAGGAAGTCATGGCCGAAGAGACAAAACCCATCGAGACGAAGCCCGAGCCGAAGCCGGCCGCGGCGCCGCCCCCCGACGCGGAGGCGATCCGGGGCGCTGAGCGCGAGCGTATCACGGGTATCCAGACGATCGTGCGCGTGGCCAAACTCGACCCAAAGGTCGCGGAGGACTTGGTCGTGCGGGGCCTCACGCTCGACGCCGCGCGGGTCGAGGTCTTCGCGAAGATGGCCGCGGCCGACGCCACGAAGCCCCCGACCGATCAGCAGGTGCGCGTGGAACTGGGGGAGGACGCCCGTAACAAGTTCCTGCGGGGCGTCACGAGCTGGTTGCTGGCCAAGGCCGGCACCGACGTGAAGGACGCGGGCGACCCGGGTGAGTTCCGCGGGATGACGCTCGTGGACGTGGCGCGCGAGTGCCTGCGTCGACTGAACATCTCGACACGCGGGCTCGACAAGATGCGGATCGTGTCGGAGGCGTTCGTGCGCCGGGACATCACGCAGTCGACCAGCGACTTCGCGACGCTGCTCGAGAACACCATGCACAAGGTGCTGCAGGCGGCCTACGCCACGCAGCCGGACACCTGGTCGAAGTTCTGCGCGCGGGGCACCGTGAGTGACTTCCGCGCCCACAACCGGTATCGCATGGGCTCGTTCGGGGCGCTCGACGCCCTCAATGAGAACGGCGAGTTCAAGAACAAGGCGATCAGCGATGCTGAGAAAGCGTCGATCACCGCGACGACGAAGGGCAACATCATCAACGTCTCGCGACAGATGATCGTCAACGACGACATGGGCGCGTTCGCGCGCCTGCTCACGATGCTCGGCCGTGCGGCTGGGCTCTCAGTGGAGGTGGACGTCTACGCCCTGTTGGCCCTCAACAGCAACCTCGGCCCGACGATGGGCAGCGCGCCGCTCTTCGATGCGGCGGCGCATGCGAACCTGACCACGGGCGCGGCCCTCTCGGCCGTGGCGCTTGACCTGGACCGTCAGGGGATGGCGAGCCAGACGGACCCGTGGGGCCATCAGTACCTCGACCTCCGGCCGGCGGTCCTGCTCGTGCCGATCACGCTCGGGGGCACGGCCCGCGTGATCAACGCCGCGCAGTACGATCCCGATACCGCGAACAAACTGCAGCGCCCGAACATGGCGCAGAACCTGTTCCGCGACATCGTCGACAGCCCGCGGATTACGGGCACGCGCCGGTATCTGTTCGCCGACCCGAGTGTCGCGCCCGTTCTCGAGGTGGCGTTCCTCGAGGGGCAGGCGAGCCCAGTCCTGGAGACGAAGGACGGCTGGAACACCGACGGCGCTGAAATGAAGGTGCGCTTCGACTACGGCGTGGCCGCGGTCGACTTCAGAGGCGCGCTCACCAACGCCGGAGCCTAGTGCACTCGCGCGACTCTCGGGGCGCCGGTCGTGCTGATCGGCGCCCACCCGCGCCTCGTTGGCCACGGGGGGCCGTAACCCCGCAAAAGGAGCAGTGAGATGGCGACCAATTACGTGCAGCCGGGCAAGATTCTCACCCTGACCGCGCCCTATGATCGCACGCCCGGAACGGGCGCCCTGGTCGGGGCGATCTTCGGCGTCTCGCTCGGCACGGTGCTGAGCACCGTCGCGGGTGAGTTCGCCCTCGACGGCGTCTGGACGCTCGCGAAGACGAGCGCGCAGGCGTGGACCGTCGGCCAGAAGATCTACTGGGACAACAGCAACAAGCGGTGCGACTCCGACGCGTCGCTGGGCCAGTTCGTCGGCGTGGCGACGGCGGTTGCGGCGAACCCGACGTCCACGGGGGTCGTGCGGCTGAATGGGGTATCGCCGGTGACCGTGGGCCCGCTGTTGGCGATCACGACCATCGCGGGTGACGGTGCGATCACCATCGCGCAGGGAGTTGTCGCGCTGACGAAGGGGTCGGCGGCGGCGATCACCCTCGCGGCGCCCATGGCGGCGCAGGCCGGGACCGTAATCCACGTTATCAACGGATCGGCCTGGGCACACGTGATCACGGCCACGGGACTCCTGGATGATGGCGTCACGGGCGGGGGCAAGAACACCGCGACCTTCGGCGCGTACGTCGGCTCCGCGATCACGTTGCTGGCGTACAACCTCCACTGGACAGTGGTGTCGAAGAACGTCGTCACGGTCGCGTAGAGGCCGTGCATGGACCTGGGGCCGTTGCGGGCGCTGACATGCGTGCTAGTGCAAGACGCGTTCGGTGTGCCTGCCACGGTCACACTACCTCTGAGCAACCCCGTTACGACCACGGGTGTGTGGGTGCGGGCGCTCGAGGAGGCCCAGCCGTTCGGCACGGACCTGGTGCGCCGGGACCCGCGTCGCGTGCTGGCGATTCCCCGCACCGCGGTGCTGGACGCGGTCCCACGCGGGACCGTGATCCTCGCGGCGGAGATGGAGGGCGGGCCTACCCGCATGTGGCGGGTGGACGGGCTCGAGCGCACCGAAGCTGATCTATTTCGAGTCATCGTGGTGCAGCAGTAGCCAGAGCCATGAACATCAGCGTAGAAGGCGCGGACGCGGTCGTAGCGGACCTGGCCGGCCTGTCGGCCAAGGCGATGCGCGGGGCGGTGTGGGCCATGAACCGCGCCATCACCAGTGGCCGCACAGTCATGTCCCGCGAAATCGCGCGCGACACCGGCCTTCGGGTGGGCGTCGTGCGCGACGCCATGCCCATCAGCCAAGCCACGTTGGCGCGTGCGGAGGCCACATTCAAGGCTGGCCTCCAGCGCATTCCTCTGAAGGATTTCAAGGCGACAGGCCCGGAGCCCTCACGGGGCCGGGGGCGTGGCGTCAGCTACCGGCTGCCCACAGGGAAAGGCCGGCTGCCAGATGCGTTTCTGGCGACCATGGAGAGTGGACACCGGGGCGTTTTCCGTCGCGCCGGGAAGGCCGGATCGCGGACGGGGCGGGTCATGGGCGCCCTCAGTCAGCGGAAGAGTCGCGGCGCCTGGAGTCCGAATCTCCCAATCGTGGAACTCTACGGCCCGTCGCTCGGGCACGTCTTCGCGAAGTACCGCCCGATGGGGATGGCGCGCACGAAGGAAGCGTTCGACACCGAGTTCGCCCACCAGATGAAGCGCCTCCTCCTGAAGGGGACGTTCAGTGAGGGGCCGTTCAGTGAGTGAGCCTATCGACTATCTGATCGCGCAGCACCTGCAGACGGCCTTGCGAGGCATGGCCGTCGCGAGCGGCTACCACTACACCGTGACGAGTGTGGCGGTCAAGCTCGATCCCGATCAGAACGTCAACGAACTGATCAAGTCAAACAACGGCCCGCGACCGATCGTCATTCTCCAGGTCAAGCCAGAGGCGTGGGACTATCAGAAGTCGAGTCGGGTACGTCTCATCTGGCCCATCGCGATTCACTGGGTCGGCGAGTCCGATCCTACCGACGACAATAGCCGGATGCGCACCTACCTGCGTGGCTGCGCCGACGTGGAACGGGCGATCACCATCGACATCAGCCGCGGCGGGCGGGCGGTGGACACGCGCATCGTGACGCGCACCATGGACGGGTCGATTGGGGGCGCGGCGGTGTGGGCGATCATCGACATCGAGATCCACCTGTATCGGACCTTCGGTGCGCCGGACGCCTAGCGCACCGGGACGAGGAGACGACGATGCGACAGATGCGATGCAAGCTCATCGGCGGCGCCCGCGTCACGGCCCCCGACTACGGGATGAATCTGATTGTTGGTCAAGTCGTCGACCTGGATGAGCGTCTGCCCTGCGGTGGTGTGCTGGCGGATGTGGTACATCCGGACTGGTTCGAGGCCCTTTCGCCCGACATTGCGGAGGCCCCGCGCCGCCGGCGGTCGCCGATGAGCGCAGAGACGACGGACGTGCCGGCGAGTCCGGCGACAGAGGAGTAGAGCCATGGCTGAAACGCTAGTGGTCGGACGACTGGTACAACTCTTCGTGGCGACCGAAACATCATACGGCGTGCCACCCACGCTGGTGGCCACCCATGCGATGCGGCACATTAATTTCAAGCCGAGCTTCAGCCCATTCAACCGGGTGAATAGCCCGGCGAAGAAGGTGAGCCCTGGCGTGGCGATGCGTTTGGACCGGCGCGCCTCGGCGGGGGCCTCCCTTGAGGCCCTCATTCAGCCGAGCGGCACCCTCAACACGCTCGCGGAATGTGACCCTATTCTGGAACACGCGATGGGCGCCAAGAGCAACGTCACGCTGGCGACGACGGTGGCGGCCTCGCCCGCCCCCACGACCACGGTCTTCACGGTGGCCTCCGCAACGGGGCTCGTCGTGGGGCAAGCGATCCTGGTGGCCTGCACGGGCGGCACGTTCCCCGGCAAATACGTGCGGTGGATCGCCGCCATCAACACGCTGGCATTGACCGTGACGCCGGCGCTGCCTCAAGCGCCGGCCACCGGCGATGCGGTCAAGGGTTGCTGTACATACAAACTGACCTCGGCGGTAGCGTCCTCGCTGGCCTTCGGGCACTACCGGACTGCCGACACGACCCATTCCAAGATCATCAAAGGCGCCGTCTGCGAGAAGCTGGGGTTTTCGTTTGCGCAGAACGACGAAGCCCGGCTGACGGCTACGTTCAAGGCCAAGACCCAAGTCACGCCGGCGCCCACCAAGCCCGCGGCCTTCACGACCGTGGGCGCGCAGAACCCCCCCTCGGGTCTCACTGGCGAACTCTATGTCGGCGGTGCCGCGTACAAGTTCATCAAGCTGGACGTGGAGATCAGCACGGGCGTCGCGCTGCGTGAGAACTCCTATGGGTACTCATCTGCCGAGGGCATCCTGATGACCGGGACTCGAGACATAACTCTCGGCCTTGACGCCCTAGTGGGTGACGAGGCGGTCATCTACGACCTGGCAGAGGCCGGCACGCGCGTCGCGATCCACAAGCAGACCGGGTTCACCGAGGGCAATATCATCGCCCTCTATGCGCCGGCGGTAGATTTCTCGGTGCCCGAAGATGATGACCCGGATGGTGTGCCCACATGGCCGTTCAAGGGCGTGTGCTGCGAGACCGCCGACGGGCTGAACGACGAACTCAAATTCGCGCTGGCATAGCGATACCGCGCGCGCAGCGTCGCTGGCGCACGGCCTGACGGGACTGGCAGGCCAGAAAAAGTCCAGTCCCACCCTTCAGATTTGCGTCACGCACCGCTGGCGGCCCCACGCATTCAGGCGCGGGGGTCGCCGGCTCCACCCTGCGGGCGCACCAGACAGGCACGACGGCAGAACAACCCCGTAGAGGCCGGATCGATCCGGCCAGGAGCGTGCCCACATGGTGACCCTCAGCAAGACCCACAAGACGACGGTACAGATTGGCGAGGTCCTCCTCAACGTCCGCGTCATGCGGCTGACCTTCGAGCAATCAGAGCGCCATCGGCGCGAGATGGATGCGATTGACCAGCTTACAAAACGACAAGTGCACGAGCTCACGTCCGCGGAGACGATGACGAGTGACGCGCTGCGCGACCTGCAGGCGCTCCATGCGCGCGAGGACCAGGAGACCGAGCAGACGGTGCGGACGGCGATCGAAACCTATGTGACCGTGGAGCCTAACCAACTCAAGGTCGACGGCCGCGAGATGACAACCGGGAAAGACCTCCTGGACTGCTTCGGCACGGAGCCGCGGCTGGCGATTGACCTGATGTATGCCATCGCGTCCGGGTCGAGCATGAGTGCGCGCGTGGGAAAAGCCTCCGGGTCGCCGTCCGATTCGACGCGTTCCTCCGGCGCGCTCGACGCGAGCGGCCCGGCAGTGGATGGGCCGAGACCGGGGACAGCTGCGAACGGTGCCGCGCCGGCGGGTACGCCCGTGAGCGAGGCTGCGATGGCGGAGACGGATCCACCGTCGTCTGGGTCGACGGCGACCTTGAACTGACGGAATGTCCGGTTCGCATCGCGCGGGATCCCGAGGTGACGGAGCTCCTGGCGTGGTTCGCGGTGACGCATGACCTGGTGGTGAGCGGGTTCGGGGCGTACTGGCGGCTGGCCTGGCTGCCCGGGCCAGGCAGCGTGGGAGAGCAAGACGCGCGGATGCTCAACGGCTTGACGATCGCGCGGCAGGTGTACCAGGCGGCGTTGGTAGAGGACCTGCAGGCCCAGCGCGGCCAGGCGGGACTCGCGAGCTGGCGCGAACGGATCCGACGGCAGCGGGGATGAGACGGACGCATGGGTGAGAAGATCATCGAGATCGTCATCAAAGCGAAGAACCTCTCCGCCGCGGAGCTGGAAAAGGCGCGGCGGGACATCGCGGGGTTCAAGAAGGACACCGAAGGCGCCACCGGCACGACGTCCGGGCTGGGGTCTGCGCTGCGTGGGGCCTCCTCACTCGCTGGGATCTTCGGCGTGGCGCTCGGCGCGGCGGGCCTGGTCCGCTTCGGCAAGGAACTCCTGGACGACGCCGACGCGACCGTGAAGCTCGCCGACAAACTCGGCATGTCCGTGACGGCCGTGCAGGACCTCAAGTACATCGCGGAGCAGTCGGGCAACACGCTGGAGCAGCTCACCAGCGCTGTCTCCATGCTCCAGAAGCGCCTCGGCGCGGGGGACGATTCCGCGATCGCGGCCCTGAAGGGGCTCGGGATTGAAGTCCAAGCGTTCCAACAGCTCACCCCTGATGAACAGTTCATGACGATCGCCCGCGAAGTCGCCAAGATCGAGGATCCCGTCAAGCGCGTGACCGCGGCGACAAACCTCTTCGGCAAATCCGGAGCCGAAGTCCTGCCCTCACTGATCGCGAAGGTCGATGAACTCCGTGCGGCCGCGCCGAAGATGAGCAAAGAGGCGGTGTACGCGTTCGATGCGATCGGCGACGGCCTGTCTCGGCTGTGGACACAGACAAAGAACGTCATCGGCGAAGGGATCGCGAAGGCCCTCACCACCACTATGGACCTCGTCGAGCGGTTCAAGTCCGCGTGGGTATCAGTGCCAGGACCACTAAAAGAGGCTGGCGCGGCGGCCCTTGTCGCGGCCGGTGGTCTCTGGGCGCTTAACGCCGCGTCGGGGGCGCTCGTCAAGACACAGCTTGGTGGATGGGCGCTCTCGGCGGCGGGCGGGATCAAGACGCTCGGGGCGATGACGATGGCCTTCGGGTGGCAAGGCTTTGGCGTCACGCTTGGCGGGTGGGTCGCGCCGCTCACCAAGATTGGGGCGGCGCTCACGGCGATCCCGGGCGGACTCGCCACAGTCGGGGCGGCGCTGGGCGCGGTGGTGGCGGCCGCGGGTGTGTCGGCGGTGCTCGGGGAAAAGGGCTATGACGGGCTGCGCAAGGGCATCGAATCATTGATCGGCCCGTCCAAAGCCTGGCTGGACGCGCAGCAGAAAAACACGGGCGCGACGACGCAAGGGGTCGATGCCGAGGCGCGCTTCATGGACGCGGCCGTGAAGCACATGGACGCGAATCGTGCCCACGCCAGCCTGTTGGACACCATCAAGACCAAGCAAAGTGCGCTGGCCGACGAACTCGGGAGGTTTACCAACGAGACGCTGACGGCGTCTGTGAAAGCCATCCGCACGAATGAAACGGCCTTCAATGCGTGGGCGGAGTCCCAGCATCTCAGCAAGGAGGCGATCGCCTTCCTCACGGCGGAAGCCAAGAAGCAGGAGGAGCAGGAGAAGAAATCTACCGCGGCCATGAAGGAGCAGGCGGCTGAGGCGATGAAGCTTGGGCGCGAGCTCAACACGCTCGGGTTGACGACGCGCGCGGTCGCCAACGAGGACATGGCGGCGCTCCAGAAACAGATCGACGCCGCGGCGAAGCTGGGCGCCATGCCGTTGGAACAGGCGCTCATCGCGCTCCTGCCAGATCTCGAGGCGCTGGCGAAGAAGGCCGATGCGAGTGGCGTGAAAGTCGACGGGCTGCAAGCGGCGCTCGATCGCGCCCGCTCGGCGTCGACTCACGCGGGCGACGCCTTCACCGCCTGGGAGCTCTCGCTCCCCACGGAGAAGATCGGCGATTTGATTAGCGCAACCAATACCCAGAGCGAGACGCTGGATACGCAGGCGATCAAGGTCCGGCTCACGACCGACGCCTACCACGCCTTCGGGCTGAAGACGCCGGACGAGCTGCGGAAGGTCGCGGCCGCGGCGGAGGTCAACTACCGGCTCATCGCTGCGTCGGTGGGCGCATCGGCGCCGGCGGCCGTTGCGGCCTATAAACAGATGGTCGAGGCGCAGATTGCGGTGACCGGCGAGCTGCCGAAGACATGGGCGACGTCGGTCTTGCCTGGCATCAAGAACATACTGGGGCAACTCCAGACCGCGTGGTCTGGCACGTTCGCGCAGATGATGCTCGGCGCGAAAGGGTTCAAGGATGGCTTCCTGGACATCTGGGCCTCGTTGAAAGCGTCGGTGGTGCGGATCTTCGCGGAGATTGCCGACGCCTTCCTCAGCGGCCTCCTGAAGCGGATGCTCGCCGGCCTCGCCGGGAACAAGGCGGCGTTTGCCGGCGGGTTCTCGAGCCTGTTCGCCGGTATGGGGAGCAAGACGAGCGGCGGGCTGGCGTCGTTCGGCTCGCTCTTCACCTCGGCTGGCGGCGCGGCGGCGGCGGGCGGTGGGGGCTTGTCGGCCAGCGCTGGCGGGGTGGCGGCCGGCATGGAGGGCGCGGGATCGGTGGGAGGTGGGGCGGGCGCAGGCGCGGGGCTTGGTGCCACGGCGGCTGGCGTAGGGGCGGGCGCAGGGGTTGCCGTGGGCGGCTTCCTTATCGGCAAGTATCTGGGCGAGAAGTACGGGAAAACCGCCGGCGCGCTCGGTGGCGCGGGCGCGGGTGCGGCGACCGGGGCGGCCGTCGGGTCCGTGGTGCCCGTCCTGGGCACCGCCATCGGCGCGCTGGTCGGCGGGGTGGCGGGGCTGATCGGCGGGCTGATGGGTGCCAGCAAGGCGTACAAGGACATCAAGCAGGCGCGGGCCGAGTTCGAAGGGCAGTTCGGCGGTAGCGACGCGATGATCAAATCGGTCAGCGAGGGCTACGCGTTCCTGGGCAAGTCGGGCACGGAGGCCGAAGCCGCGCTCAAGAACCTGTGGCAGGCCAAGGACATCAAAGCCTACGACGCGGCCGTGCGGGCGATCGTGGAGACATTGGGGGAGGTCCCCAAGAAACAGCTCGAGCTCGCCATCGCGGGGAAACAGCAGTTCTTCGACGACCGCGCGGTCATGAACTGGCAGACAGCGAACGAGCTGGCGGAGAAGTACGGCGGCACGCTCGCCAGCCTCGGTACAAAATTCGAGGGCGCGAAACTGCAGGATTCGTTCAAGGCCATCTGGGACGATTACCAGACGCTCATCGACATGAACGCCGACGCGGGCGACACGTTCAATCTGATGAGCGAGAAGATCGGGACGACGATCAGCGAGGCCCTGCGGCTCGGCACGGAGGTGCCGGAGCAGTTCAAGTCGTTCGCGCAAACGCTGCTTGAGCAAGGGCGGCTCTTCGACGAGAACGGCGTGAAGATGACCGACCTGTCGAGAATCAAGTTCGGCGCGCCGATCATCTCCGAAGTCGACAAGATCGTCGCCAAAATGGACGAACTGATCGAGACGCTCAGGAACAAACTGACGCCGGCGATCAAAGACATCCCAACCCAGGTCCGCGTCAAAGTCGGGTACGACTACGAGAACTACGTGCCACCCGAGGAGGGCGGCGGAGACGATCAGCGCGGCTCTCCCAGTCGGACGCCTGGCTACGCCACCGGCGCCCTCATCACGCGCGAGCACATGGCTCGCGTGGGTGAAGGCGGGGAACCCGAGTTGATCGGGCCGGTCGGGTTCATGGGGGACGTGCTCGCGCGCGCGATCGCCGCGCTCGGGATGGGCCGGTCAGCGCCCACGCCGACGGTGCCAGAGATCGTGTTCCGTCCGCAGATCGTCATCGACGGCCGCCAGGTCGCGGAAGCGATGGCGCCCTATCTCCCCGCCGTGCTGAAGCAGTACGGGTTGGTGCGGACGTGAGGCAGTCATGTCCCTAGACGTCAGCATCGGCGGATCGCCGGTCACGATCGACGAGGGCACGCTGCAGATCGCGGCGGTCATCAACGGGATCGACCGTCTGTCCGTGGAGGTGACGAGCGTCGATGGGTCCGTGCGACCCGCGCTCGGCGCCGCCGTGCTGGTCAGCAAGAGCGTGGCCGTCCTGACCTCGTCCGTGGCTTCTCCGACCGTTCTGACGACCACGGAGCCGCACGGCATCGTCAGTGGGCAGACGGTCACGATCGCGGGCCACACGGGCAGCACGCCAGCCCTGAGCGGGGCCTACGTGGCGACGCGGACGGGCCCCACCACCTTCACGGTGCCGGTCAACGTCACCACGGGGGGGACGGGCGGCACGGTGGCGCGGCGCATCTTTGGCGGGTCCGTGTGTAAGCCGACCGAGCGGGGCTTTCAAGGGGTGGGCCTGACGCCGATCACCACGGCGGTCAACGCGCTCGATTTCAATGCTTTGGCGGATCGGCGCTACGTCACCGCCACCATTCCCGCCGGGACATTGCTGGCCGCACTCCAGGTCCTCGTCACCTACCTGACGCCCTACGGGGTCACGCTCGATTCGGCGCAAGCCACCGGGCCGACGTTGCCAGCGTTGACCTATGACGCGAAGAAACTGAGCGAAGTGTTCACGGATCTCGAAACGCTATCGGGCTACGTGCGCGACATCAGCTACGAGCAGGTCCTCGGCATGTATGCGCCGGGCACGATCGCGGCGCCCTTTAATATTACTGATGGCGATGGCTACGTGGACGGCGACCTCGAGGTCGAACCCGGGGACGAGGGCTACGCAAACCGCGTCATTCTGCGTGCGGGCACGGCCGTGCAGGTCGAAGAGACGGACACCTGGACGGCGAACGGGACCGCCCGGTCGTGGGACTTCACCTACCCGGTCGTGCAGCGGTGGTACGCGGTCTACGTCACGCCACCCGGTGGGAGCGCGACGCTCTACATCATCCCCGAGGATGGCGTGGGTACGACACTGACGATCGCCTTTGCGGCTGGCACGATCAGCCAGAACGTCGGGCAGACGACCTACGTGAGCGGCACAACGATCACCATCCTCTACATGGCGCAGTTCCCGTTCACCGTCCAAGCCCCACTCGCGTCGACGGAACCGACCGCGGAACAGATCGCGCACGGACTCTGGGAGATCGCGGTGGCGGCGCCGGACTGCACGAACGCGACGACGGCGCAGGCCATGGCCGAGGCTGAACTCGACGTGCGCGTGTCGGCGACCGCGCGCATCGTGCGCTATGCGACGTATGCGGATGGCCTCCGGCCTGGTCAGATCCAGACGATCAACAGCACGACGCGTCACATCAGCGTGTCCTGCTTGATCACCGAGGTGCGCGCTCGAGACGTGCGGAACCTCATGCGGTACGACGTGACAGCTGTCGAAGGCACGACGTCGCAGGGATCCTGGCGCGACACGTACCAGCAGTGGTCGGGTGGAGGCACGTCGACGATGGCAGCGATCAGCGGTGGCGGCAGCCCGCCATCCTCCTCGTCCTCGATGCCGACCGTCGCCTATCTGGGCGGCTCACGGCTCAACGGGATCGCGGGCGACGCGGGCACCGTCGACGCGCCGAACCACGTGAGCGTACCCGTGCGTTGGGGCGAGATTGGCTCAGTGACGGTCACGGTCAGCGTCCAGGTCAAGACCAGCAATGCCGCGGTCAGCGTGACGCCCTCGGTCTACGACGACACGGCCAGCGCGGTCGCGGCCACAGGCTCCGCGAGCACGAGCACGACTTGGGTGACGCAGATGCTCACGCTGACCAGGCCGAGCGCCGGGCTGACGCACACCTACCGGCTGCAACTGACGGGCAGCGGCGGGTCGGACGATGTCTTTGTCTGTTCACACCCGGGGGTGCAGATTGTTCCGGCGTAGCGCGGCCACGGTCTTCGTCCTGCTGGCGTGGCTGGCCTGGCCGACGCGCGCCGGCGCGCAGGTGAGTAGCCTGGCGACGCGGTTCGTCTTCGACAACACCACCTGCACGCTGAAGTCTGGCTCCGGCTCCCCCGAAGGCGCGGTGACCGGCAAGGTCTGCGACCTCTACGTGCGGTCGAATGGGGCGCTGACGACAACGGTCTACGTCAAGACCTCAGGCACGGGCATGACCGGATGGGAGGCGCTGGGAGCGGGCACAGTTGGCGGGAGCGGCACCGCTGGCTACGTGTCGAAATGGACGGGGACGGGCACGCTTGGCAACAGCGTCATCGTCGAGGCGGGCGGTGATGTGGGCCTTCCAGAGGTCTCGGCGGGTACTCCGCTCTATGTGTCGGCGACCCGTTCCGTCGGGACCGCTGGCGAACAGCAAACACTCATCGTGGGGGCGACGTATCTGGCGGCCGACTCGTCCCTGAAACAAGTCCTCAGGGTCAACGGGCTCACAGGCAATACCGCTGGGACCGTGGACAACCTCACGGGCGTAACGGCGTACAACTGGAACGATGGGGCTGGCGGCACCACGGCGCAGTCGATTGGGTTTTGGGCGCGAAATGACATTGCTGCGGGGCGCGCGGTCACCTTCGCCATGGGGTTGAGTGTCCAAAACAGCTATTTGGGGTCTGGCGCATCCCTCAATTCGCAGTACGGCGTCTACATCGGGTCGCTCACCTCCGGCGCGGCCAACTATGCCATTTACACGGTCGGAGCCACGCCATCGTATTTCGGCGGCAACGTGGGATTCGGGACGCCGAACCCGGTCAGCGGCGCCGCGCTGACCTCTGGCGGGAACCTCGCCTTTCGTTTAGTCATTGCCCCTGGCGCACCGACAGGCGGCGCGCCGACAGCAGGCGGCAGCGTTAACGATGGGGCGCATCTCTATAAGGCGACGTTTGTCACGGCGGTTGGTGAGACTGAACTCGGCACGGTCTCATCTGTCGTGACAACGGGCGGCGGCAACAATACCGTCCCGCTCAGTGCCATTCCCCTCTCGTCTGATGCTCGCGTCACCGCTCGAAAACTCTACCGCACGAAGGCGGGTGGGTCGTCGTACTTCCTCGTGACGACGCTCAGCGACAACTCCACCACGACCTACATCGACGCCGCCTCTGATGCGAGCCTGGGTGCTGACGATTGGACGAACCGCAACAACTTGACCGCGGGCGTGATCACCGCCACGGATGTGGCGACCTACCCACTTGGTATGGCCTCAACCAACAACACGGGCTGGGGCAAGGGCGTGCTTCTCGCGAACACAACCGGAGGGCACCTGGCTGCGTTTGGGGTCTATAGCCTCTTGAATAATACGGTGGGGAACGGCAACAGCGGGTTTGGTGCCAACACGCTCCGGATGACTGTCGATGGGAACAGTAATACGGCCGGTGGGTACGGCGCACTCTATACCAACGTTTCAGGGAGCGGGAACGCCGCCTGGGGCGTGAGCGCCGGGGCCTTCAACCTCGCCAGTGGTGGCACTTTTCTTGGCGCGCTTGCTGGATTGAGCACGACAACGAACGGCGGTGGCGTCTTTGTGGGGTATGGCGCTGGCTACCACGAAACCGGAGCGATGAAGCTGTTCATCGACAACGCCATGCGGGCGAGCGAAGCAGACGGCAGAACAAAAGCACTCATCTACGGCGAGTTCGCTGCGGCGGTGGCGAATCAATATCTGACCGTCAACGCGCAATTCCACGTCACCGGGACGGGCAACAGTTACGTTCTCGGCAACCTCGGCCTCGGGACGCTCACGCCAGACTACAAGCTACAAGTCGACGGGACGGTCGCACCCGAAACCACGTACGTCTCCGACCTCGGCGCCTTCACGAAGAAATGGCTGACGCTCCATGCGGCAGAACTCCGCGTGGAAACGCTTGTGGCGCAAGAGACGATCGGCACTATTGGCGGGCGCATCCTCGTGGGGCCGACAACGATGCTGGTCGCCGACCTTACGGAGAGCGCGACGAGTCTCCATGTCAAGCATAACCAGCTCAGCAACGACGACCGGGTCTACTTGGAGGCGAACGGCGCCGTCGAGTTTATGGCGGTCGGCTCCCCAGTGACGCGGGGGTATGCTGCGGCCGTCCTTGACGACGCTCCACTGGGGTATTGGAGAGTGGGCGAGTCGAGCGGCACGACGGCGATGGATTGGAGCGGGAATCAGTACGACGGGACGTACAGCGGAGGATACACGCTCGGGGCGACCGGAGCGCTGAGCGACGGCACGACCGCGATCACGCTCGATGGGACAGATGGGGCGAAGGTCACAACCCCCGGCGGGTCCACGTCTTCGATCAATGGCACGAATCAGCTCACGATTGAAATGTGGCTGAACCCGTCCGCGCTGACGGGTTTGAAGATCTTTCTGGGGTGCGGTGGCACGGCAGGAACCTACTTTGGGGCCTATGGGTCTGCGCTCTACATGGTCGTCTGGGACGGCAGCACTCAGCACGTCACGTACGACGGGACCCTCACCATCGGCCAATGGCATCACGTCGTCTTGACGTATGACGGCACGACGCAGCGGGTGTACCTGAACGGGTCTCCACTGAGCCCGTTGCCGTGGACGGGCAACGTGGGGATTGGATCGACGGGGCTCATTCTCGGAAACTACTCCGTGTCTGGGTACGGCTGGCCCGGCTCGCTCGACGAAGTGGCTATCTATAACCACGTGCTGAGTCCCGCACAAGTCGCGGCCCACTACGCCCTACGCACCGATGCGGGAGTGAGCGGACCCTACGTGTACGCGGTGGCCCGGAATCTCGACGGCTCCGGAGCGAACGCCTGGAGTGCCGGGGATGCGGTGTTCAACACCGGCACGACGGGCGACGGGTACATCGATCTCTACTCGGATCGGTCGATTCGAAGCGCCACGCAGTATGGGCCGACCATCGTCGGGACCGTCCGCACGGGGACGACGTACTCGAATCTCGAGGAGCGGTGGGCGATCGGGAACCTGAACGGCTTGTACGGCTACTCGGCCGACACCTACGGCGCGGCGTTCGGCTCGCCGGCGGGCGCCTGGGTGAAGATCGATCCGACGAACGGCGTGCGGATCGGGCATGACGCCACCACCAAGATCCACCTAGCGGCGGACGGATCCGCGTCATTCACGGGCACGATTACGGCGCCGGCCGGGGCGATCGGGGGATGGACGATCGGCGCGACGAGCCTCACCGGCGATACCGGGACCGTGGGCCTCTCGTCGGCGGTCGTCTCCGGTGATGATGTGCGGTTCTGGGCGGGTGATGCCACCCCGAGCGCCGCGGAGTTCAGCGTCACGAAGGCGGGGAACGTCAAACTCGGGATCCTGTATGCGGGCGACTGGTCGTCAGCGGGCTACTACGATGCCTACGACGTGATTCGGCTCTATGCCAACCGGTACATCACGGCGTACTCCACACTGCTCGGCGGGTCGATGAAGATGCTCGGGCTGAACGACACGACGGGCGACGTCGAGATCCACACCTATAGCGACCAGTACAAGGTGAAGGTCTTCGGCTATATCGACAGCACGCTTGGCACCTGGGGCAACGCCCGGTACAACGCGACGGCGGTCACGGGTGCGTCAGGCACGGGCGAGAAGGACCTCCAGAGCACGACGCTCCCTGAAGACTACCTGCTGACGGCGGGACACTCGATCCGCATCCAGGCCAAAGGGACATTTGCCGACAACGCGCACGAAAAGAAGGCGGCGCTGTACTTCGGCGCGACGAAGGTCTGCGAGATCACACAGCAAGCCTGGCAGAACGTCCCGTGGGCCTTCGACGTGACGGCGATGCGGCTGACCTCGACGACGCAGCAGGCGTGGGGGCTCTGGTCCGGCATCGGCACGGGGGCCACCACCTATCTGTGTGTCGCCTCGCCCGGTGAAAACCTCGAGAGCGGCACCATCACGATCAAGACGACGGGCACGAGCGATACGACCGGGGCCGACATCACGTCGGACACGATCCTCGTGAACATTATTCGGTGAGAAAGGGTTTCATGACGCGAGCGAGAGTGTCCTACAGCGTGGTGTTCCTGGTGTGCGTGAGCCTCGGGCTTGCCCTCGAGTGCACCCTGTTCGCGCAGGACGCGAAGCCGAAGCCTGCGGAGGTGCTGGCCACGCAACCCGCACCGCCTCCACTGACCGTGCCCGAGGTGTCGCAGCTCCAAGGTGCGCTCCTGGCGCAGCGCATGGCGAATGCCGAACTGCGCATCCAAGCGGCGCAGCAGGAGATGCAGACCATCAAGGCGGACTGGGACAGGCTGATGACCTCGCTGCAGAAACCCGGCTTCACGCTGAACCCGGGGACCTGGGTCTACACGAAGGTCGAGATGACGCCACCGCCGAAGAACGAGAAGAAGTAGGGCGCGGCTGCGGATTGAGGAGCAATGAAGATGACGAGCACACACGCGGGTCGCTTGGAACGATGGCTCGGCCTGGACGCGGTGACCAAGATCAGCGGCAGCATGCGGGACTGGCCCGGCCCGCCCATCGCGGTGGCTGGCGTCCCGGGCAACGTCTGGGCGATGAGGGGCGGCGACTTCCGTGGCCGCATCGGGGCCGGGCAGTTCACCTGCGCGCTTGACTTTGGCATCGCCCGCGCACAACGCATCTTGCGCGACACGGCTCGTCGTCAGCGGGTGACCGCGTGCGCGGGGTTCGCCTCGCTGTCCGACTTGATCGCGGAGGCGACAGCCGGGAAGCGGCGCGAGATCGTCTTCCAGCGGGCTGGGCCCACCGGTGTCATCGCGGTGACGTCGAGCCTGTGGCGGCTCGGCAACCAGCCCGGCGCGGGGGGCGCGGGCAGCGCGGCGCCGGGCGGCCGAGCGGTAGACGGAACGGTCGCGGGTGCGATCTACGGGCTCGACGCCGTGGGCCCCGATACGCGCCACTTCGTGTCGGCGTGGGCGATCGCGTCAGTCGCTGGTCAGACGCTGTTGCTCTATGACCGGCTCTTCGACGTCGCCTGCAACATGAACAGCACGTCGACACAGAGCGTGACGGGCGTGCCGACACGGTATCAGTCGAGCACGGTGACCGATCCCGACTACGCGGGCGGCAATTTCTGCTTCATCGAGGTCGGCACGCCGGCCCTCGCCGCGACCGCGCACAACTGGACCGTCTGCCGGTATCGCAACCAAGCGGGCGCCGATACGATCTCGTTCCCGTCCATGGCGGGCAACTCGGGCGCGATCGTGGACCGTCTTGACCATCCCATCTCTTCCTGGTTCATGCCCCTCGCGGCTGGCGACACGGGCGTGATGGACCTTGACCAGATGCAAAGCAGCGGCGCGATGGCGACCGGGGCCGGGAACTTTGTGATCGGCCATCCGATCGCATTCCATCCGGTCCCACTCGCCAACATCGCGTGTCAGTACGACGGGATCAACACCGCCTTTAACCTAGTGCGGGTCTTCGACGGGGCAGCGCTCGCGTGGTTGGAACTCAGCAAGCCCTCCACCACCGCGACCACCTACAACGGTGGTGTGACGTTTGTGCATGGATAAGTGATGAGCTTCATGGCGTGGCGAGGCGGGCTCCTCGGAGCCCGCCTCTGGAATCCGGCTCGGCTCCAGTGGGCCCCGACACTCACGGTCCACGACCCGAACCCGCCACTGACGCTGGAAAGTCCGGCGGCGGGTGGGACGGCGTATGACGGCACCGCGTCGTTGACTCTCGCGGCGGCGCTGGATCGGGTCAGCCTCGCCGCGTGGATGGGCGCCGGCGCGTTGCCCGTGTCTGGCGCGGCTGCTGGTGCCAGCCTTGTGGGCTTCGGCGGAAGCGGCATGCTCCAGACGGCTGCCACGGCGTCGCCCGGCAGCGGGGTTGGGTTCGTCGGCGCGTCCGTGCTCGCGCACCTGGCCGCGATGGATGCCGCGGGGGTACGGGCCCTGCTTGGCTCCGGGGCGCTTCCGGTCTCCGGGGGTGTTGCGGGTGGGAGTGGTGCAGGCTTTGTTGGAGCCTCGACCTTGGCGCACCTGGCGTCGCTGAACACGGCGGGCCTCCTGGCGCTCCTCGGCGCAGGAGCCTTGCCAACCTCGGGCGCAGTCGCCAGCAACGGACTCGCGGGGTGGGCGGGGGCGGGCACGTTGCCGGTCGCTGGGAGCGTCACGAACGGGAGCGTGGTCGGGTTCTTCGGTGGCGCGACGCTCCTAGCGCTCGCGGCGCTCGATCAGGTGAGCGAAGCGGGGTGGTCCGGTGCGGGGGCGCTCGGTTCAGCCGCGGCGTTCGCGGCCATCTATGAGGCCATCACCGCTTATCTCGCGTCAGCTGTCCTGGACATGGTCGCGACCATGCCCGTTGGCGGCACGCTGAGCCTGCGCGGGGCAGCGATGCTGACGCAGCTCGCCGGGCTCGATGCCGCGTCCCGCCACGGACTCCTGCTGTCAGCGGCGCTTGGCGTGCTGGCCGACGCGCAGGGCACCGGCATGGTCGGCACATCCGTGACGGCGGCGCTCAGCATCCTCTCCGCGATGGGCGCGCAGAGCCAGGCGGGCCTCACCGGCACGGCGTTGCTGGCCGCGGCGTTGGTCCTGGCAGCATCACGTCAGCCCACGCTGGCGGCGCTCTTCATCGAGTGGCTCGCTGAGGTGATCGTGGCCGCGGCCGTGACCTCAGGATCTCTGACGTCAGCTGGTGTGTCGGGCGGCACGCTGACGAGCCCGACGATCATCAACGACGCACTGACGAGCCCGACGATCATCAACGACGCACTGACGAGCTCGGCGATCATCAACGAAACGCTGCGCTCATCGTAGGCGCGAGAGGAGAAAACCATGAAGGACACGAATCTGGGCGCGGTGGCGATGATCACCTTCTACGAGGCGGTCTGCCGCGACGCGCAGGGGAACATCAAGTGGGTGGCCACCGCGAAGAACCTCGTGGTGACCGAAGGACTCAATGCGCTGATCGCGGCCTGCTTCAAGACCATCCCCGGGTCAGTGACCTGGTATCTGGGACTGAAGTCCACGGGCACCCCAGTGGCGGGCGACGTCATGAACGCCCACGGCTCATGGACCGAACTCGTGGCCTATTCGGAAGGTGCCCGTCCGGGGTGGACGCCGGGCACCGTAGCGGCGGGCAGCGTCAGTAACACCGCCGCGAAAGCCCGCTTCACGGCCAACGGATCCATGACCGTGCTTGGATTGTTCATGACGAGCAACAGCACCAAGAGCGGCACGACGGGCACGTTGTACGGCGCGGCCGACTTCACCGAGGGGTCGCGCGCGATGGTGTCCGGCGACACGCTGGACGTGACGGCGACGGTCAGTGCGACGGCCGCATAAGGGAGGAGGCGGACATGCCAGTGGCATCTCTGGGACCCGTCAACGAGCAGACGAGCGCGCGCTACACGGCCACGCTCACGGATGAGACCGGAGCGATGGTCGACGGCACGGCGCTCGAGACGGCCACCTTGACGCTCAAAGACGTGGCCACGGGGACGGTGATCAATAGCCGTAATGCCCAGAACGTCAAGAACGCCAATGGCGTCACGATCTCCGCGCTGGGGGCGCTCGTCTGGGCCATGGCGCCCGCTGACAATCTCATCGTGGGCACGCAGCTCATCGAGGAACACATGGCGCTGTTTGTCTTCACCTGGGGCGGCGGGGGCGTCAAAGCGTGTCGCCACCCGGTGTCGATCAAGGTCCTGAATCTGGCGGAAGTCACATGAAGGGTCAGACCGCAATGAAACAGGTCGTCGGTGCCGTCGCGATCCTGCTGCTTGCGCTCATCGCGCCCTTGCCGGCGCAGACGCCGTTTCCCTGGGCTGAACTCTGGCGGCCGGCGGTTCATACGTGGACGTTCATTGCGGACGCCGAAACGATCGCGGTGCCGTTCACGCACGAGGTGCGCGTGCTCGCGATCGATGCACTGTCCGCGCCGGGTGAGAAGACCGTCTGGCACGTGCTGCCGCGCACGCTCGGCACGGTGACGCTGGATGATGCGACCGGCCTCTCCGGCGTCTTCTCGCCAACGGGTCCGACCGGCACGGTGCAGATCTGGTCACGGACGGGGACGCATCCGTGGCGCGTCCTCACGGTGCACCTGGTCGCGTCATGGCCGTGGCGTAGCGGGATCACGACGGGGGAATCCTGGCTGAAAGGGTCACGGTGAGGGCCATGAACCTGACGCCTGATCGCTATCCGGATTGTGCGGGGACATGCGAATTACTGGACCAGCAGGTGACGCGCACAGAGCGCTGCATCGTCGCCTTGCGCAAGCTCGCAAGTGCGCTGCATCGGCTACATCGGCTGAGGCCAGACAGCACGTGGCCGAATTGTCACGAACACTTCTGTTTGGTCGCGCACGACGCGATCGAAGGACGTCTCCGGAAGGGAGACCCGAACGCGTCGGGCCAGATCGTCTCCCAGGTGTTTTCGGACGATATGGAGGCTCCATGAACCTCAGCGATGGGCGGCATCCGATTTGGTCGATCCTGCGCATGGCCGTGCTGATGGGCGGGGCGTGTCTCATCCTGTCGATTACCGCCAGCCACTTCGACGCGGGGGAACTCAAGGCGGCCGGTGGCGTCGGGGCCGCCTCGCTCACGTTCGACTTGCTCAAGCGCGCGTTCGTGAAAGAGACGTGACGTGATGATGATCCGTCCGCGCGCTGGCTGGTCTCCGCGCTTCTCGCCAAGTGGCCAGTGGTGTGCCTATCAGTCCAGCCAGGTAGCGGAGCCGCGTCATCCGACGGTGCGTCTCGTCGCGCTGGACTCGGGCGAGGAAGTAGAACTCGCGCCTATCGACAACGAGGCCGCCGCGTATCCCTGCGGCTGGTTGGACAACAGCCACCTCGCCTACCTCGCCAGCTACCGCCAAGATCGCAAAGGTCCGTTCGACCTCAAGGTTGTCGAACTGCCCTCGCGGAACGTGAGCCGCATTGCGTATCTCCCAGCGTCCTGGCTGGATGGGGTCCGCTGTGTCGCCGCGAACGGGCACTGGGCGGCGGCGTGCGGTACGACCGTGATGGTGGACGGGGTGATCTGGAGCGAGCACCTGCACTGGCGCATCGCCTGGGATGGGCACCTGCTCGCGGTGCCGACATCGCAGGGGATTGAGGTCTGGCAGATGGCCGGGGGCGTCGGGATGCACCGGGCCAGTTATCCCGCAGCCCCCGGCGCGGTCGTGATGGACATCAATGTCTGTGATCCCTACCTCGGCTATGGCTATGGCCAGTGCCGCCTGATCGACATGGCGACGGGCATCGACACAGACGCGCAGATCAACCCACGCCCGGAGCGCGAATCCGCGCCGCAGGTGGTGGACGGGTGGGTCTGGTCGTTCCGCGAGAAGCCGACACCGATGGTGATGGGTCGGCCGCTGGGCGAGACCGCCTGTATTCAGGTGCCGGTGCCGGAGTCCTGCGTCTACCTCCACGTCGTGAAGCGCGGAAGCGACTGGCTCATCGCGACGAACGGAGACCAGGGGCAAACCTACATCCAGAGCGTGTCGGTGGACGCTGAACGGAAGCCGCTCGTCAATGTCCCGTCCGTTCCGGCACCCGAACCCGTGCCCGACTATCCGAGGCTCCAGTACCCCGCGCTCATCGGCGCCTATTTCGTCGGGACGTACCGCTGGCCTTCGACGCTGGAGAACTCGAACGGCTGCAAGGACGTGTTTGGCAACTGCGCGGTCGTGGTCGGCGAGAGCGTCGCCGCGCAGACCCTCGACCCCTGCATTGACGGGCAGGTGCGCTATCGGATCATCGACCCGAGCACCATCCCCGTGATGGCGGACTCGCTGGAGCACTGGGCGACCGTTGCGGCCATCTCGATTGCGGCCGAAGGCACGGCCGACCCGGTCGCGATGATCCGCAAACTTCGGCAGTGGTCCCGCGACACCATGGACTTCTTCGGCGTGCCGTTCAAGCCAATCATCGTCTATCTCGGCAGCGATCTGGACGCACTCTACCGCGTCACCGTAGATGACGCGGACACGTGGGCCGGGGTCCAGCTCTACCTCGAACCGGGACAGGGACCGGACGATCTGCGACAGCTCGCTGCAGTGTCGCTCGCGCGGCTCGCCGGTTTGCACATTGTCCAGATCGCGCAAGCCTACGACCGAAACGGCACATACGCGGGGGACGTGTCCGCCCTGGTGCCGGTCTATCACGAGCTGGCCGCGCAGTTGGGGCCGCGGCACAAGGGCACGCTGGCGTTCAGCTACAAGCGAAAAGGCGGGATCGTGGATCTCGTGACGTCGGGTAAGTTCCCGACACTACACGCGCAGTGGATCGCGTTCGGGAACGCGGTGCCGCGCCCGTAAGAGGACAGCCATGCCCGAGACCGACCATGTGACCGGCGCAGAGTTCGGGAGGTGGGTCGAGTCGGAAGAAGCCTTCCGCGCACGCCTGGAGGCGCGCCTGGCCGAGACTGCG